ACCATGCCGAATTAATTGCATCTTCATACTTCTTAATGAAAGGGTCTCTGCACCATACAACCTTCTTGGGCCGTTTAAGTCCGAACAGATCATAGGTCTTGAGAATTGCTTCTGCTGCCGTTCCTCTGTCCAAATCGAAGTCCTTGCGTTCCACGTTACGGCACTGACGTTCGATTAGCTCTGCTGTTGCTTTAGAGTAGTCTGCCATAGTTAATCTTTCACTTCTTGGATTATCTTTTCAAACGGGTTGTATTCGTTCTTCTTGAGCACTTGGTAGAATCCAGCAGCAACAGGCAAATCCTTATGCCGGTCAGTCTGCTTCTGGTGTACAATGGTGCCTGGCTCAACAATGCTAAGATAGACTTTATCTTTTGCAGTCGTAACATCCATCTGCTTACTATTTAATACGTGGTGATGGCCTGCGTCGCTGTCGGCCAATGTATATGTGTCGACAGTCTGCAATTTGCCTTTCGGAACTTTAATGACAGGTTTTAGGATTACCTCACCGTGTCTGATTGGTTTGTTCATATTACTTCTCCTTATAGCCTTGGGGCTGGGTTAGGCGTACCAGCGCGCAAAACGTATCTCTTTAGTTTGTATGGCTTCCAGTGCAATGCCCTGCGGGTTAGCTGTCTTGCCGCTGGCGATTGCTATTAAAACGTCATGGTGCAGCTTGTCTTCGGCAGAGTGAGCTTCTTCATCGTCGTCTACCAGTCCTGCGATTCGTTGAACCTCTGCTTTTACCTTGTCTACCGTCATATCGCTTTCCTTTCTATTACTTAGTCTTGGGGGCTTCTGATTGGTTTTGGGTGAGCTGGGCTATGCGATCTTCAATCACTTGTTGCCAGTCGCCAAACATTTGTTTGTTGTGGTCTAAGCTTTCAAGTTCGCTAACCCGCGCCTCTAATTCGCGCTGGCGGATGAGGGCCACGATTCCTGCGACGACTGTATTACCTTCCAATAGTCCCATATGATTAAAAGCTCCGTATTCACCAATAACTTGTCTTACACTTTTTACTAGCTCTTCATCGGTTAGTGGGGTCATGATTCGCCCTCCTCTAGTACTGCGTGGCAGTGCGGACAAATCCAATAATCGCCCTCGGCGTTTTCTTTACCGTCAAATGGTTTGTGACACTCGCCACAGGTTAGTTTGCTCACGATTCTTTCCTCCTTACCTTAAAGCTACCCATGTGACGAGCCAGTCTAAAAACTTTCCGTTTGAAATCAGAGATAGCGTCACAAGAGCGTATCCACAGAGAGCGAGTATCCCCGTGATGCTGCTTGTCAGTCTTGGTCTCTCTCGGCGGGATAGGGGTTGATAGTACCTTACGCTCATAGCGGTTAGCGATTCTTGCATATTGTTTACGTCTTATCACTTTTAGAGTTGCCTTGACCATTCCTTGAAATCTCCTCGAACTCGTAGCCGGGGTTGTCTGGTAACCAGATCAGCTCGAGCACTTTACGTTTCACGCGGTAGATGTCGGTTTTAAAACCTTTCGCCTCCACGAGCAGGTAAGTACCGTCTGGCTTCTCGCAGCGGAAGTCACAGACGTAGGCGAATAACCGCTCTTGCTCACCGCTGGCCGTGTAGATGTACAACGGAATCCTGAATTGAGCCTCGACCTTAACAAACTCGCCGGCTTTCATGCGCAGATCAAGTTCCTGGGCTACGCTCGCCTCAAACTTGGAAGCGTACACCTCGCCGTTGAACTCGGTTTTTTTCGCCCTATACTTCGCATAGACCGGAACCATCTAGGTCGTCCTCTGGTACTGAGGCAAACCATTTTTGTCCTTGCCGATAAATCGATGCCCTCGTTTACTTTTTCGACCGCCTTTGCGGCCTGCTATGCTAGCAAGCTCGCGGTTAGCGAAGAAACCTCCGGTTCGTCCAAGTTTGCCACCGACCGCGCCGATCTCAGCGTAAAATCCTTTTCCATATTTCTTCTTGTTAGTTTGAGCAGCCTTTAATCCGCCCTCTGTTGTTCCTGCTATGATGTCACCCTCCTTTCGGCAAAGATTGCTCTGTATGCTTCTTCAGCCTCAATCGCCGAATTGAAGTAGCCGCTGAAGATGCGCTTTCCGCCAACTGAGGGACGAATGTAGTATTTGCGGTTTGGTTGCATATACATTACGCCCTTGGGTAAGTATTTGCGCCTGGGGTGCTGGGCATTCGGTCTAGGAACGCCACTTCGTGCTCTTTGAGCGCCTCTTTTCGCCTCTTCTTCGGACCCATAGCGGGCGTAGAACCTTCCCCGGTAAATTACGAGCCACTTTTGCTTAGATGAATCCCAGCAGTAACCCTTGGACGCCCGATTCTCGGCGTTTTCACTTCGGGTGCATATCCTTAAGTTTTTTCGCCGATTATCAAGCTTATTTCTGTTCTTGTGATCTACGATTTCGCTTGGTTTCGCGCCAAGGATGAGCCGGTGCAAGCGCACGGTTTGCTTCTCGCCATTGATGAGCCCGCGCCATACAGCGTATCCTGCATCGCTTATATACCACTTTCGACTCAAAAAGACTTCTTCGTCTTGCTTGTCGTAAAGTATATTGTTTCCTGCCATTGTGTTACCCTCCACATAGCCTTTATTTATCTGTATTCTGGTGGTATATCTTCGTCCGTCAGCCGGTCCTCTTCGTTCGTTGGCTTAATCGCTTCAGGGAGTATCCCGTCAGCTTCTACCTCGGATAGCCAGCGTGATTTGCTGCCAGGGAATGTCTCGGCGACTTTGCTCACCAGCTCTTTTTCCTCTTTAGTTAGATCAACGCTTTTAGGGCTGGGCGTAACTGAATAGCTGGTGTCGAACTGAGTCGATCCCTCCCGGCTAATCGTTACGTCAAACCCAGTTGGCTCACCCCATTCGGTGTAGAGGTCGGCTAGCTGCCCAAATACCTGCGCGCCTGCCTCGTATACCTGGGCTTTGCTTTCATTCCGGTTGAACACGATCCACTGGTAGCGGATCTTTCGGCCGTCGTAGGTAACTACTGCTGGCTCGGACGCGAACCGTATCTTTACCTTGTCTCCGCTCTTAAGCTTGAGGTAGTCCCCCTTGCCCTGAGCTGGTTTGTGAGTTTCGTAAATACTACCCATTGGTAATCCTTTCTTTTAATTTCCATTGACGAATTGTGCGGCCCTTCGCCTCCTTACGCCGTGATAGCGTGAAGCCGATGGTCGTAAAACGGTGATCAAATAACTTCCCGACGGTGTTTCGGTGCAGGTACGAGGGCAGGGGATTGAGTCGCCAAGCATCGTCGCTGGTGACAAATGGTTTGCCTGCTCGTAGTTCGCGGATAAGGATCGCACGGGTCTGTTCCAGCCAGCCGGTCTTCTCCCGCTCCATCAGTCCGTTAAAGCTCATCTGGTTCATCGGATAAACTCCTTTGCCTCATCGAATTGCGAAGCCCACTCTGCAGAGCAAGGCGTGTCGTTGTAAAAGTACGGATTGTAGATCTTTCCTTTGCTCGACCGTTTCCCCATAAATCCGCCATCGTAGTTGAGACAAGTGCAGGCGGGCAGGGTTTTCTTTTCCCAGTAGCCTTGTAGCGTGCGCCAGTAGTCAACAATCTCTTTTTCAAGAGCGGGCGACCACATTAGTTGATGCTCGCGCATGCGCAGATCGTCTTTGGAAATGGTGAGTATCCGGCCTTCGGAAAGATCTGGCAGTAAGCTGTAGTGTTCGCTTGTTAAGACTTTATAAACATTTTTTGAAATAAGTGGCATTGCATAGTCAGGCGCTTTAAGCCTTCGTAGCATGTACATATATGTGCCGAGCTGCATCTTGTGGTAATGCCCGATCGTGTCCTTCTTGTAGTTAAACGACTGGCTGTTTGCGGTCTTGTAGTCGTACAGAGTAAGATAATTGGGCTTAGGCTCGTAAAGGGCTACTGTCCCTGGCTCCATAAGCTCAGGTGTTATTGTAAGCACTAGGTCATCAATATGTCCGCGCACCATCAGATCTTCATCCTGCAATTCAAGCTCCTGCGCGATGGACAATCCAGCGTTTTTGGTTATGCGCTGCGCCCACTCGTGAAAGATATGGCCCGCTTCGAAAACCCGCTGTGTGCGCATGGCGTCCTCGACTATCTCCGGCACTGGCGGGACCTTCAAACGCTTTAAGATGTTTAGGCGCATGCAATACCCAGCAGAGCTAGCGCTCCAGTAGAGGCCGTACGATCTAACTTCCTCGTTTTTTTTCGTGAGGTAAGCATCAAGGTGGGGCCTAACCCCTGTACTAAATAAATCTGCCATGCTCATCCCTTTCTCTTGGTATCCAGCTTCGCTTAGTGCTCCAGTGATTGGCTCGCATTTTTGCTCTGGCCGCTGGGCTCATTTTTTTGCCTAAGTTCCATGGCAGCGCGCCTTCCAGGCCTTTTTTGAGTTGGTTTATGCGTCCGTCACTTTTAACGTGGCAGCTTCTACATAAGTATTCCCAGTCGTCACGCTCTTTCGTATACCGATTTTCGATGGTAGCCCAGTCGTACCGTTTAGCCACTTGAGTGCCGCAGTGTTCGCAACTACCCGGTTTAGTAAAGTTTTTTCTTACCCACTTATGGAGCTTTTTGTACTCTTGTAGCGTTCCTGGAAAGTTTGGGTATAAACGTACTTCTTCGGACTTTTTGGTCAAATATTTGTCGATTAAGGGGCGTATGCCGGAGTTGAATAAGTCGCTCACTTCCGTACCTTTCGTTTTATGAATCTTGTTGTCTTTGCCCACGCAGGAGTAGTCCGTTGGTCATTACAGAATTTATGAGACGGCCGCATGTTAGAAAACTCTTTTGCGTACTCCGGATAAAGGCTTACAGGAGCTACATGATCGAGAGACATTTGGTCCTCGTGAACTGGTTGTTTACATATCCAGCAAACGTAATCGCCGTTACTGTCTGGAGGATTCTTTTTTATCCAGCGTTTCTTGATCTGAGACCAACCAGCAGGAAGGTTTTTGCTCATACTTTTATCCAGTCACGCCGAAACGCTTTCCAATTACGGTACTTACGACGACTCTCCAAGAAAGGCATGTCTTCGTACCCGTGTACTTGTGCTACGACAATGCGTCCAAAGAGCGTGCGCCGGATAGATAGAACATAGGTGTGCCTGCTGAAATACCAGGAATCTATGCCTACAAACTTATAGCTGCCTACCATCTTGTTGCCCTCCGTTTAGTTGGTTGAGCTTTAGGATCAAAGAACTTGCCGTAGCCGGAGCGGAGGTGCATTGCGCAGACCTCCATGTTGCGCCAGCCGTGCCAGATACAGAGGCAGGACAGCTCTTTCGGGATTGTGTGTACGACGCTCATGCTCGCTCCTTTGCTCGCGCTAGTATGCGCTGGTGGTTGGTCTGTTCTGACGGAAAAGGTAGTTGGTACGGTTTGAGGTTCTTCGCATGGCCCTTGAATGGAACCTTTTCACGGTGCGTTCGGTACTCGAAGTTAGGCTTGGTGTAATCCCGGTCTATGTCTCGCCGCCGGACCTCTTTACGGCTGAGCGCAACTGGCCCCTGCTTCGTACGGGTAAATATCTTACCCTCTGCGTTCGGGTACTCAGACACTTTGTTTTCACGCGTGGTATAGGCTACTTTTGTGCCTTTGGAATAAAACTTATGCTCGACCGTTTCTTGGCCGCGTTCACCGGCTCGGCGCCGGTTCCAGTAGGATTGCTTGTCGAATGTCATACAATTAGCTCCTTCAACTTTTTAGCTAGGGCGGACGGGCAGTGCCCGCACATAACGCAGCACTTACGCATCTCGCCCATGACCTCCTGTAAACCGGCGCCTGCACCGAGTATCATTTGTCGGTCAAGTTCTACGATGTAGTAGATTATCTCTGTAACTAGAGCTTTTTCGTGCTTAGTCATAGGGAAGCTCCTAACGATGATTTATTACGTGCTCGGGCTATAGAGTGTTGTTGGGCCGGACTTAGCTGCCGTTTTTCGAGATAGGAGGTAGGTATCACACCGTCCAGGAAATCTACGAGGGGTTTCTCGGTTACCGTAATCAGCCCGGCTTCGAGCTGCGCGAGGTTCGTAAACTCAAACTCATTCCAGAAATCGTTCGGCTTGTTGTACCAGACTCGGCATGCTCCCTTCACCCATTTACCGCGTGAAAGGCCGTGTACGCGGAGCCTAACTTGGCTCTTCTTAGTTGAGTTAATACTTTGTACAACCTCGCCCTTTTCGTTAAAAAGCTTCACTTGCATAGGCAGCCGTAAAATCATGACTTGTCTTCCTCCCAAGCGTGTATTGTTTTCAGTGTTTCAAGCCGGATGTTCTCGGTGGCTTCTGCTACTGCGTCATTCATTTCAAACCCTCCGGCGGATGTTGTAGGCAAACCAGATCTGTAATGCCGCAGTGACAGGCTTCTAGAAGCTCTGGGCTTTCATAGATATTTCCGATGACTTCGATTTCAGTAGGGTGACTCAGTGGAAGCCCATGCGTATACTGGACACCGTCGGGGAACTCTTCGTCGGGCTTTCTATTTGGGACTTTTAGGCAGAAAGAGTGGTCCATGCCCCAAAAGACTTCATTGACTATATTTTTTTCACCTTGGAGTGAACCTGACCACCTGACGATATCTCCCTCATAAATCTCTTTGCCGTTTTTGTCTTTAAGGCCGGTGTACTGCATAAAAAGGTCATTTCCGCGCCAGCCTGATACTGCATGATCACCGGTTGCGCGGTAGTTTATGCCGCTTGAAGTTATTATCATTTCGCTGACTTCGGGCATTTCTTTGGTCTTTTTATCCCATGCCCTAAATTTAATTTCTCTCATATTTGCATCCCCGCGGGATACTTAGTGCCGATTGATTCCGGCTTGATACCTAGATCGTCAGATGACTTGCCGCACTTCTTGCACTTCTGTTGTGGTTGCCACTTTGTCCAGTAATCGTGGTCGTCGTAGGCGCTTTTGATAGTCGCTTTGTGGCCGCAACCCTCACACTGAGTATCGATCCATAAGTCACGGCGATGCTGGTTGTATCGTCTAGTTACTTTCATACGAGTGACCTCCAATCCCAGACCTCGATGAGGTGGTTTATGTTATCGAAATACCAGATGGGCTTATCGTAGGCGGGAATGTATTCAACGGCGATCTTCATTTCGTTGCCTCTTCTTTCAATTGGTTCGGGTGAAACCTATTAGTCTCGGCAACACGCCCATCGTGTAAGCACTTTCGGCAGATCATGCCTTTGTATTCGTCGTTGCCACGAAATATATCCAGCCTTTGGAACACTCGGTGATACCACTTTTTAAAGTACTGCGGCTTACTTTCGTGACGATGCTGTTTAACGTCTCCGCAAACGCTACATCGACCTCGTGTGCTGCCGTTATTCGCGTACAGATCACCGTAGTCTGATTGACTGTAGGTGTAGCTCATTGCTGTACCGCCAGGTTGTAGTTACGGAAGTGCTCTTCGGATAGCTCGGCCTCCAGCTTGGTGACTAACCGGCGCACTTCGTCGAGATCGTTCGCGTTAATAGCCTCGATAAGCTGCTCGTCGGATTTCGACGGATGGCTCATAAGCTCGTCGATCAGCTCGGCGGCTCGTTCTAGCAGGATAGTATTAGTTTGGTTCATATTGTCCTTTCAGCTTTTTTGTCTGTCCAGGCAGACCGAGGGGGGACTACAGCCCGCCAGAGCAAACAAAAAAGCGTCTTATCGACGCTTCCGCTCGTTCCTCAACTACTTAGAGCGCATCCTTGACGTGGATGAGGTCAGAGGTTCGAGTCCTCTAGGGCCCACCATTGCAAAAGACGAAACGAGATGGAAGCTTTAGGTTATTACTTAAGGTTCTATAGGATCTACTTGTAACTTTATATCAGTTAGGATTACATGTCAATACGTTTAAGCTATTTTTATTTAGGTCTAATACAGCTCCTGAGGACGGTTATCCACAGCTTCGACTCCAGTTATAAGCTCCTCGGCGGTTGGTATAAACTTGTGGTGAATTTCACTATGACGTTTAGGACTCTCATGATAGTAGCGTTTCGTCGTCTTCGGATCGGAGTGCCCGCCCATGATCGCCGTGTCCATGAGCGGCGCACCGTTATCAAGCATGGTAGTGAACCAGGTGTGGCGGAGGGCGTGCGGATGAACACGTTTTTTGATCCCGGCCCGCTCAAAGGCAACTTTTACGATGTCCTGGACATAGCGCCGCCCAAGGTGATCTCCCCACGTCGTTGGCGACGGAAACACGAAACCACGCGTTATGTCATTGAGGATCAGCCACTTGTCGAGTTTTACACGAGTATCTTCACGAATGAACGTCCGCCGCCGCTTTCGCTTTTTACCGATTACCTTTATAGATAGTCCCTCGATATTCTCGACCTTTAGCGTAGCTATTTCGGTCAGACGCAATCCAGATTGGTAGGCAAGTGAGATCAGGAGGTCATCACGCGGCCCTTGTGAGTTGGCGAGGGCCCGTGCTATCTCACCGGGCGTGTAAATTATGATTTCGGGATCGCTTTCCTCAGCCCGCTCAATCGTATCGAAGTCGAGAGCAACGGTCAGCTTCCGGTGAGTTTTAAGCCAGCGGACGCAGCAGACGATATGGTCGGCATAGTTGTTAATCGTCTTGCTGGACTTGCCTTCTTTCGCAAGGGAGGCTCGCCATTCATCGAATTGCCAGTTAGTAAGGGTGGAGAAGTCGGTGAGCTCCGGATTTACGGACAAAAACCTCTGTAACGCCATTCGCTTGGTTACAATCGTGGCCGGCGTCATCCTTTTAACAAACTCACACCACTCTAGGTATAAAGATACTTGAGTATCTACGGGTCTCAAAAGAGATCTCCCTTCCTCACCCTAATTACAGTTTATACCTGAAGTGTAAAGAATATTACACTATCGGCTATTATTTAACCCATATTAATTAGCACATGCATACTGCTCATGTCAAATGGTTGACACGTGTGTTACGTTCTGTGTGCTACGTAGGGTAGTAATGTTCACATGTGAGTAGAAGTAGCTCGCCCACCCTACGTACGGCGGGCTTCTTTTATTCACAAACATATATTTACAACCTAAGGTTCGGAGATCCGAATAAAACTCCACAGGATTGTTTGCAAGTAGCGCTAAAGTCCAGGCAATGATTACACGCCTAAACGTCAACCTGGCCTCTGCGGTGCTTACAAGCAAACACGTTGGATTGGGGATAGTAAGGGTAGCGAGTCCGTTATCAATCCGGTTGTAAACTCTAGTCAACTAAGCCGTAGCAGGTAGCATGGGTAAGGCGATGTATTGGAGAAAGAATGAATAAAAAAGAATACACGGTCAAGGTAAAAGACCGGCAACAAGACTGCGCAGCCTCAAAGAACGATGCTAACGCGAAAGCCCGAAGAAACTCCGGGCACGACACGCTGGAGATAGTCTAGCTTTTCTTAGGAGCACGCCGCCAGTAGCCACGTTTACTGATTTCGGTCTTCACGATCTCAAAGAGCTTAGAACGCGGCTTCATGGATGAAAGCTCTCTCCGCAGGTCTTCCCAGGAGGAGATAGTAAATGGTTTCTCCGCGGTATTCGATTGTGGAGATTTAGGCATAGGTGTAATTCTACTACAGTTAAGTTTACAAGTCCACTTGTGAAGATGGATAAATATCAGTATGTTTATGGTATGACAGGAAAACAAAAGGCAATGATTGATGAGCGGATAAAAGACCCAAAGGCGAGTAACGCTGAGATTATTGAACGTGCAGGCTACGGGGCCAAGAATAATCATACTCGTGCGCAACAGTATTTAGAGAATATGAAAAAGCCTGAAATTGCCAGTAAGCTAAATGATGTCGTAGATGAGATGGAAACAGTACTAACTACCACTGTTAGAAGGTATAAAAACAGTGATGACGTCAGAGAAGTGATATTAGCTAATGATAACGCTAAATGGATTCACGATAAAGTTCATGGCAAAGCTACCCAACGGATTGAATCTCACTCTACCTCTGTTAATCTTAACCTATCCTTGCAAGATATATCAGAATAGTATATTGCTATACGCTATATGTAGTGTGTGTTAGCCATATGCCATAGTCTTTACTCCTTTCACCTCTGTTAGTACACGTCGTACAATAAATAATGTGCGACACTACAATTTATTCCTTCTTCTACTACCTACCCCCGGTCGATGCGGGGCTTCAAGGTACCATGCTGACTTCTATATATAGCGATAGCGAGATAGTATCTACTTACAGGTTCCTACTCACGTATTCATAGGCTCATTGCGTGTAGCAAACTGCTAATTATCCTATGCGCTTGTTCGCGATTGAGATTATCAAAATCAGGATACGGCTGATGCAAATCATCGTATAACTTACGAATAAGTTGTCTTTGTTTAAGTGTGCAAGGAGCTTTTGGAAAAATCACTCAGGCAGTCTCACTTAACCTTTAATTACCTCTGGCCAGAATCTTATCATCAAAAAACACGATATGCACAAGCGCCATCAATATGCTCATGGTATTTCGCTACCATTCTGGTTTCATATTGTCAAACAAATACTCTTTCAAAGCTAAGCAATTTAACAAGACAGGAAACAATATGTACGAAGAAACACAAGCGCCCATGAATGCCGCAGCAGGACTGGTCTCCGGAGTTAAACAAAACACACCACCCTTCGGGCGGGCGCTCAACGAGCAGGGCGAGCAGCTGGATAAACTCTCCGGCCTAGTTGCCGAGCTTGAGCAGCGACTAGCGGCGGTTCGTAACAGCTCACCCCAGGTGGAAAACACAGTAGGACAGCCTGACTATGTGCCATCCTCACTGTTAGTAGATCAGGTGCACCACCAGGTAGGGGTGGTTAAGAATCTTCAAACTAGGGTAGCCTCCCTCTTATCTGAACTGGAGATATAACTATGGCACGAAAAGAAAAGACTCCTGCCGAGAAAAAGGCGTGGGGACAGAAGATGAAAGCTGCTCGGGAAGCGAAGGCAAAACTAGATACAGTTCTTTCTGCTGAAGCTGCGGGTGCAATTAATCCCGAGTCCCACGTACCAGAGATGACTACCCCTAGTGAACCGAGTGTAGCTGAGCTTATGAAGCGTATCCAGGAGCTGGAGCAGCGGCAGTTCTTCCAACAGCCCATCCCCCAGCAATCACAGGGAGCGCAAGTTACATCCCAGGGGGTAGTTGGCACGACCACTAAATATGACGACCCGAAGAGCTATCCAGACCCACGTGACCGGCTTTTCGGCGAGCCAAAACTAACAATTCAAGGGTTTACCCGTGATTGGTGGGATTTAGTATGGACGGTGACAGCCTTCCGCTACCAGACTAAAGACGGCCTATGGTTCAGCGAGCCGAAGTTTGATCTAGAGCTTATCCGTATCGTTGCTGATGACGAGGGTATGCCAAGTAGTAAGCGGTACGTGCTTCACAAGCTGACTTTATTTGAAGACCCCGATGCTGCCATGCAGGTAGCTAACCAATATGGCGTAGAAGTGCCGGATCACCTAGAGAAGTCCTTCTTAGACGAGATGCGTTATCTGCGTGTCCGTGACTGGGTATTAGAGTCATTTTATCCGCCGAAGCCTACGCAAGAGCGGATGAATAAGACCGAGACCGTGATCGGGAACCGCCTAGTCGAGGTGTTCGAGGCGAATTCTGCGACACCAGTAGAAGTGCCGTTTAAACAGCTAAACAAGAAGCTGTAGGCTCGAAATGGGCTATGCCCCGTACCCAGTACAGAAGCGGGCACACAAAGCCTTTCTGATCGACGGCTACAAGCGTGGCGTACTCTACTGGTCTCGCCGGACGGGTAAGACTATGTGGAGTGTTCAGCAACTCATGTGGTCTTGCATGCTTAATCAGGGCCCGCATCACATCATATTTAAGGAGTACCAGCAGGCCGAGACTGTCGCCTGGAATCAGTATCTGCATCTCATACCGAAGGAGTTGATTAAGGAACAAAATAAGTCTACTCTGACTGTTACTTTCCACTACTTCACCGGTAAGATTCAGATGCCCTGGGGTGAGGTAGAACTTGTCCCTGACTACACCAAGCCGCCGGCAACTATCCGTCTACTCGGTAGCGACAAGGCTGACTCCCACCGTGGCGGCGAGTCCTACGGCATGATTTTTGACGAATACCAGGATCAGGATAGTTACGGATGGGACTTCGTATACCAGCCCATGCTCTTGACTACTGACGGCTGGGCGATCTTCATGGGGACCGCCAAGGACAAAGACTCCTGGAACGAGAAGCTTGACCGGGCGCAGACGAATGACAAATGGTACTTCTCCCGCGCCACCTGGCGGGATAACCCCCAGATTAAGCCGGAAACGATAGCTGAACTCCGAAAAGAGGCCGAAGAAGACGGTAGCCTTGGGGCGTTTCTCCAGGAACACGAGTTAATCCCATTCTCGCAGCAAGGAGCGGTCTACCCCCTATTCTCCCGCAAACATCGCGACGAGGGCGGGCATATTGTTAAGCCGGATGAGATTCCGAAAGAGGGCACAGACTACATCGCCATGGACTTTGGTTTTGGTGAGGGACACCCGCTTGCAATGTGTTTCGTGCGAATTGATCGTGATGACGTTTGGTGGCAGTATGACGAGATTCACGGCACTGGTATCCAACTAGAAGATGCGCTCGCAGAGATGAAATACAAACTTGGTGACCGCCGGCTGGCAGGTATCGTTCCCGATAGTGCTCGTCCTGATCTCATCGACTATATGGCGAGCAAAGGCTACCCGATGCTACCCGCCCCGAATAAGCAGAACGCCATCCTTTCTGGTATCGACCTGCTAAGAAAACGGATCAAACCGAAGGTGCAGCTTATCGGTCCGCCGCGGCCGAACTACTTTATTTCCGCCAACTGTAAAAAGACTATCTATGACTGGACGCATTACAAATATAAGGAAGTAAAAGAAGACCGCCATCCTAGTGAGTTGCCTGAGAAGCGATTTGACGACAGTCTGGATGCTCTTCGTTATCTTGAGCTTTTCTTCAAGTTCGGCCACCCGAAGGACGACAAACTGCCGGAATCTTCCATGCTCAAAGATCTTAACGGGTACGGGTTACTCTAATCGCTTGTGTTATTAGAAAGCATGCACTGTTTAATTCGAGTTAATTATGGCCGACAAAAAGAAATACGATATTCCTGAAGATAAAAAGTACCAGTACGAGAAAGACTACTCTGAAGACTGGCAGATCCATTCTAATTATATACAAGACTTCGATGCTTATGAAGCGATGCTTATTTCCCAGGTGTTTGACTCTGTCTCGCGGTCTACTGACGGTAGCAAAATAACCGATAGTTACGCCACTACGCTAGCTAAAGAGCGTGCGGACAGAGTGATCGCCAAACTCCCAGAGGGTACAACTGTTTCGGTCGGCCGTGCGGACGTTGGCAAGGCCGCCTTCATGGATATCCTACGGCAAAAGTGGATATACCCGAACGCCAACGCGCAGCATCCCTTCCTTGAGAAACTCAATATGTGGCAACTTTACTCCAGTGTTTACGGCTATATGCCGATGTTCTACGACTGGAATGTGAGCCCAACCGGATATGTCGGCCCTGACTGCTGGCTCTGGAGTCCGCGCAACCTTGTGCCCCAACAGGGGCGGTCTTCCATCGCGGATATGGATTACGTAACCGCCCTTACCTGGGTATCCAAAAAGCAATTGGAAAACTGGCGGAAAAAAGCAAAAGAAGGTGATGGCTGGGATACTGAGGCGCTAGATCTTCTTATCGAGGTAGCCGAAAGAGAGCGGTCTAACCAAGACTATCAGAAAGATACGCAGGTCTCGCGAACGCGTACGCCGGGAACTGTCCGCAAGGGTATCTGCCTAGCTACTCGCTACGAAGCTGGCGAAGACGGTAATTGGTGCACCTTTGCCCCTGATCATGGCTACGTACAATTACGCGAAATTCCCAACCCCCACAAAAATGGACGTATTCCGTTTGTTATCAAGTACTCGCAGCCATTATTTGACTCCGTTTACGGTCTCGGTGACTTCCAGCGCGCCAAGCCACTACAGTTTGCCCGCGATGGCCTGACAAACTTTTACTTTACGGGGATAAAAAATCAGCTGATACCGCCCTTGGTCGCCAACGCGAACGGAGTTGTCAAGCACACACTCGATTATCGGGCCGGTGGAGTAATCCTGGAGACTCTTCCCAACTCAGTGCGCACACTCGATGTTGGTGCGACAGGGTTAAATACTTACCGTGATACACAATCCGCGCTGACCGGTCAAATACTCAGTCTTTACGGTTCGCAAAATGCTTCCTTGCCTGGTGCTGAGGCGCTTAATCCTTCTCAAGGAAAAACCCCGGCTGCCATAGGCCTTTATAACGATAAGGAGGCGACTCGCGATGGCGCCGAACTCCGCCATATGGAAGCTGCTATTGAGCAGTTGACCGACGGGTTCTTTTCGCTTGTTGTGAATATTGGGACTGAAGATATCCCAGTACAGCTTTTTGCTGAGGATATTGAAGAGATTAATAAAGCAGGCCTTACCGATATTATGGACATGTTTTTTGATACGAAGATGATGCCTGACCAAACGGGTACTGCCGCTGATTTGCGGGTCAACCCTGCGTCACTGCAGGGTATTGAGTATCGTTTCAATATCGAAGCTAGTTCTACGATTAAACAGAATAAGGAGAAAGCTCTTGATGGTCTAGAGCGTTTGCTCGGAGTAATTGGTAAGTTTCAAAACCTTTTTAAGGACGATTCACGTATAGAAATAGACTTTCCAAAGATACTCAAGTCTTACGAACAGTTTTCGGACATTAAGGGTGCATCTGGTTTTGTGAAAGTCAACGATGGTCCTTCACCTAAGGAAACAGCGCTTATGCAAGAGAGCGATGCGTTGAAGCAAGCACTCCAACAGGCTCAGCAACAGATACAAGAGCAGACAGCTCAGATAGAGGCTGAACGCCAGCAAGTTGAATTAGACAAACGCGACGCTGAAAACCAGCGGCAAAACGAGCAGACTATACGTACCGTTACCGATATGGCGAAGACTGCCACCGCGCCGCAGCCGGAACCGCAGCCAACAGTTAACGGTAGTGGTCAAATGTTCAAAGACCCCGAATTAGGCAAAGTAGCTGATAGCATAACTAAGATGTAAGGAGTGAATATGACAGGAGCACAAAACGCGGTACTTGGTGACCAGGATTTACCGCTTGAACTACCCCAAAGTTCTGCGGACGCGGACGGCAGGGCAGAAGAGCGGCAGATGGCTAAATATTCTGAATCAGAGGAATACAGGCGCATTAAAGATCACTTGCAGGACAGAATTAAGTTCTTTCAAAAGTACTTTCCCGGTGGACAACCGGTTAAGGTATTGCCAGTTGCAGAACGCGAGGCCTACTGGGTGGCTGCCTGTGTTATCACGGATGAACTTCAGTCAATTATTAATGACTACGACCAGATTCGTGAGGGAGTAAAAAAGGCGAATGCACGATCAGAAAACCCTTGACTGGTTCAATCGTCACGGGCTTACACCACCTGCTCACACTTCACACGGAGTCACGCCAGATGACATCCGTTCTAAGCTCGAACCCCTGCATGCCCGTTCGTGGTATCTTGAGGGTAACCGGCTAGTAGCTAAAACTGATATGGGTGATGTAGTGAACTACATCGACCCTGCATACATTATGACTGGTGTAGATGAAAACAATTTACCGGTATTTAAACGCTTAAATATCTCGTAGAAATGCGCTTGTGTTAATTCCAAAACGTTATGTTATTCCTTTTCTAACGGTGTCGCCCGGCCGCCAATGAGGGCTGATTAAAAAATAGAAAGTGTCGCCCGGCTTACGAGGGCAGAAAAGGAAAAGCGATGACAAATTTACCCGACAACCAGAAACCGGAACAACCGGAGGCTCCTGAAGATCCAAAAGAACCGCAAGGTGATTTGGAGCCAGAGGAAAAATCGCTCGCCAATCCAGAGGAACCGGAACAACCCGAAAGCCCGGAGAACCCCAACGAGTTACCGGAGAATCCTGAAGGAGAACCGGATCAGATGTCACGCCGTAAGGCCAAGCGTCTGGAGAAGCTTGAAGGACTTGTTGAACGGTTAAAGGGGCCGCAATCTCAACCGCAGCGGAAAACTGAGGGTATTGATTATCGCAAGATGATTGAAGCCGATGACCAGGTATATGACCAGCTTTCGAAAGCTAGTCAAGATTATGGGCAGCAACAGTTTAATGCGGGTTTAGAGCAAGCGAGCAGTATCCAGTTCCACACTCGTCTGGAGCTTGATGCTCCGCGTATAGAAAGCAAATATCCGCAATTCGACAAGGACGCATCGGAGTTTAACCCAGGTTTAGCTAGCGCTGTAAACGAATGGTACCTAGCGACAGTCGGGTTTAATCCTGAGACGGGTGGAGTGCAGAACGCTAATGTGCGCTACGCCGATTTCGTTGAAGGAATCATGGATCTAGCCGACGCAATGGCAGGGGCTAGGGCGACCAAGACAACCGAAAACATTGCGAAACAAGCTGCTAACGCGGGCCTACGCCCGGACGGTTCGAGCGCTAAACCATTGAACCTCAACAAGGCGCCCGAAGACATGACCGACGAGGAATTGCGTGCTGCCGCAAAAGCTAGCATGCCACGTGACTCCAGAGGCCGGTTTGCTTCCTAGAAAACAACCAAAAAGAAAGAGAGAAAATAAATGTCAAACACGAACACTAACGTAACTCGCTCCATTGCGCAGACCGCGCAGTATGTGCAGGAACTTTGGAGCCGCGAAGTCCAGGCTCCATTCGACGCCGAACTGCAAATTGCAAAGCTCGTTAAAGACCGCAGTGGCCTAGCTAAAGATGGTGGCGACATCATCCGCGTACCGTTTACCGGCACCGTTAACGCTCGGGCTAAGTCTGCGTCTACCGATGTAACTTTTGACTCGCCGGACGGCACCGCAATCGCTCATAACATTGACAAGCACTACTACGTTGCCGTCAAGATCGAGGACATTGCGAAAGTACAATCTAACTACGAGTTAGCAGCCGCCTTCAAAGAGCGCATGGCTGAAGGTTTGGCTCGCCAGATTGACACCGATGGCATGGCTCTGTATGCTTCTGCCGGTTCGTCTGTATCTGGTGGTGCCGCCGTTGATGACGCTGACATCTTGTCGGTTGTTTACAACTTTGATGCCGCTAACACTCCCCAGGACATGCGCCGCGGTATTATCGGGCACAACACTAAGACCGACCTGCTTGGCATCAACAAGTACGTTGCTTACGACCAGACTGGTAAGACCGGCAAAGCCGTAGACGGTTCAAGTGGTCTAGTTGGCTCTGTATATGGCATGGATCTGCACCACTCTGGTAACGTTCCAACCTCTACGACCGGCCGCAACTTGTTTTTCCACCGCGATGCGCTGGTAGTTATCCAGCAATTGAAACCTAAGTTCGAGATGGAATACCGTGTAGCAGCTATTGGTACTGAAACTGTTTTACACGCCATCTACGGATGGGGCGTCGAGCGCGCAGCTAGCGTCATCGAATTAACCCGCACAACCGCTCCCTAACACTAAGAAAGGAATATTGATATGTCCCAAGATGTTAAAAAGACAAACGAAGTTGATGGTAAGGTGCACGTTAAGACTCGTCACAACAGCGTGTCGCACCTGGATCGTGACCCTAACGATCCGCGCCGGAACGTACCGGCTACTCCGAACCTGTCTAACCTCAACGAGGAAGACCCAGAGCAGAAACCGCAGCCTCAGAACCCGGTAGAATAGGCATCTACCATCTCTGCAAGAAGCGCTCATGGTAAACGAGCGCTTCTTTGCTATTTATATTTACAACATGAAACGAAGCAAGCTAACCGGAGAAGAGATACTTAAAGCCGAAAAGACTAGGGACGATCGCCTGCGCTCTCGCAAAAAAGGCTTCTCTAAAATGTACGAACGTGATGCGGGTATGGCTGTACTTGATAACGGTATCGTAATGCATTGGCCAGTCGTAGAGCCGGACTTTCCAGATAAAGGTATACATACTTATCCACGCCGGGTGCCAGAGGGCACATTTGTTTTGGAGTTTGAAGGGCAAAGTTACTTATTTAATGCAGAGGAGTTTAGGAAATGTCTACGCTGGGTATAGCTTTAGTTGGTAATGGATATCTCGGGCAAGCTTATGAAAATATGTTTCCCGATGCGTTAATTTATGATGAACCAAAAGAATTGTTTGCTGGCCAGCCAACCTTAGCTCTTGGGCGTAAGGTTGTTAATGAGTGTGACGTTGCTATTGTTGCTGTTCCTACCGACTATAAAGAGAATGGTGAGTTAGATACCGGCATTATTGAAGACGTGGTTGGCTGGCTTGAGACGGACACGATTCTTATAAAATCTGCCCTACAGCCTGGAACTACCGATAGGCTAGTAGCTGAAACCGGTAAGAACATCGCTGTGAGTGTCGAGTTTATAGGCGAACAGAATTACTTTGTACCGCCGGAATTGTATCCTGATCCTAAAGAGCCAAAAAAACATCGATTGCTAATAATTGGCGGCGAGGAGCCGGCTAGAACGAAAGCTGCCGAGATGCTTTGGGAACAGATGTCTCCAGATACTCGCATCCACCTTGTCACTGCGATTGAAGCTGAAATTGCAAAGCTTGCCGAGAACACTTTCGGAGCATTAAAAGTAACCTGGGCAAATGTTTTGCGTGATGTATGCGATAAATACGGCGCAAATTTTATCCAGGTTCATCAGGCGTGGAGTGAAGACGGTCGGGTTAATCCGATGCATACACGTTCTGTGGCACATAGGCGGGGTTGGAGTAGCAAATGCTACAACAAAGATGTCCGGGCTATGGCGGCCATAGCTGGTTCAGAACTGCTTAAAGGCCTAGTTGCGGATAACGAGAGGCATCTAGGTATGAATGATGGTTAGCGTAATCATTCCTTCCCGTTCGGCTCAATATCTTCGGCAGACTGTGGATGATTTGCTGACCAAAGCCGAAGGCGAAGTGGAAATTGTCATAGTCTATGATGGCCGCTGGCCCGAGCCAAACGAAATGCCTACTGACGATCCCCGGCTAGTTCAGATTCATCATGGCATGCTGCATGACAACCCGGGGATGCGTGCCTCGATCAATACTGGGGTGCTTGCCTCGAAAGGCGAATACATCTTAGTAATCGACGAACAGTGCGGCGTTGACCAAGGTTACGATGTAAAGCTTATTGCAGACTGTCAGGATAACTGGGTAGTCATCCCGCGTCGTATGCGGCTTGAGCCCGAAACATGGACGCTGATCGAAGATGGCCGGCCGCCAGTTGACTACATGTGTATTGACTACCCCTACCAGCGCCCCTACGACAAAACCTGCGGATTACATGGCGCCGAGTGGAAGCGACCAGAGCGTAAAGATATCCTGATAGACGATACCCCGACAATGCAAGGTTCTTGCTACTTTATGACTCGTAAGCACTGGAATACGACAATTAAAGAGCTGGATGACGCCAACTATGGATCGTTTACCCAAGAAGCTCAGGAAGTAAGTTTTAAAACCTGGTTGTCTGGTGGTCGGGTTGTTGTGAACAAGAAGACCTGGTACTCACATTGGCATAAGGGCAAGAACGGTAAGGGCTACGGATTTACTAACGAACAATATAAGCGCCACATGCAGGGCACTGAACGCGGTCGTTTATACGCAATCAATTACTGGATGAATACCAAAGACTACCCGCTTGACTTTAAATGGTTTGTTAACGAGAAGTTTCTCAATATGCCCGGCTGGAAAGATTGGGAGACACGAGCAGAGCAAGACAAGTTAAAAGATTTTTCAAGCACTTACGGAGAGGAATATAAACCCTCGTGGTAATGCCTGTACACTGGTCAAATATTTCTGGTGAGTATCATCGTGACCTATCGGACTGGCAAAGGCTCTGCGCTGGTTGCCATAGGAGGTATGACTTAAATATGAAAGAGAGGATAGCGTTATCATTTTAGGTAACGGCGATATCGCTAGCGTCCTGCCCGAACGGAATGATTTGCTGTTTTTCGCTTCTGGTGTAAGCAATTCGCAATGTATTGACGAACGAGAATATGACCACGAAGCAAGGTTACTCTTGCGGCAGGACGATCGTGTGCATATTGTGTACTTTTCGTCTTTAGCTGTGATGTGGTCTGATACTCGGTATTTTCAGCACAAGCAATATATGGAGGCCTTGGTACGGGAAAATTTCCTGAACTGGACTATTGTACGACTCGGCAATATTGACTTCGGCGAGAACCCTAACACGCTAATCAACTACCTGCGGGCGCACCCGAATGCGAAGATTAAAGATGAGTGGCGCTATATCTGTGGCAAAGATGAGTTACTACACTGGATTGAGCGTATTCCGACTTGGAACTGCGAGTTAAACGTGCCAGGCCAACGTATGAAAGTTATAGACGTAAAGGAGAAATATTGTGCTTAAAAATAGAATCGAGCTAGCGAAATACTTTAATGAACTAGGTTTTAAGGTTGGGGCTGAGATAGGGGTTTTTGCCGGTCACTACTCAGAGGTATTGTGCCGAAGCATACCTAAGCTAAAACTGTACTGTGTTGATAGCTGGGCGCCATATAAGGGATATCGTGACCACAAGTTCGAGGCCAGTTTCAAGAAGGCTTACGACTCGACCATTGAACGCTTGAATCCTTACAACCATACGATTATCCGAAAGTTCAGCTTGGACGCTGCGCAAGACTTCGAAGATGAGAGCCTGGATTTTGTATATATCGATGGTAATCACTCTTACGAACATGTTCGCGACGATATACGAGAATGGGCAAAAAAGGTACGCAAGGGCGGTATTGTTGCTGGTGACGACTACTATGTTATGCCAAGCGGCAATGTTGGCGTTATTAAGGCTGTTGACGAATACGCGGCTGAGCACGGTATTGACATGCAGATCATCCCAGCAGACAAGGTGAGCATCATCACCCACGATGATCGTCAGCCCCAATGGTACTTTTTCAAAGGTGAGAAATGAGTACTTGCATTCTAACTGCTAACCTCGGAAGTTTTGATCGTGTGCAGAGACCGGCTGACCAGACGGTTGATCACGACTATCACTGTTTCACTGATGAGGACTTCCCGCCAATCACTGGACTCACCCCACGGCTCCAGTACCGTATACCTAAAACCCACGGCTGGCAGATGAAGCCCGGTTACGACAGCTACCTGTGGCTCGACGGCTCGATGACACTCACTCGCCCTGACGGCCTGGAGTGGCTACTAGACCAGCTTGGAACGAATGACATAGCACTATTCAAGCACCCTGACCGGAGCACTGCGCGGCAGGAGACGGATTATATTGAGCGGTTGTTACAAGAAGAACACCCGTATATCACAACGCGCTACAAAAACGGGCTGCATAAGGAGCAGATGGCTGCAATTGAGAGTGAGGGCCTGTACGAAGACGATGCACTTTACGCTTCCACGGTATTCGTTTACCGGAACACTCGCCAGGTTCAGGACATGCTGAAAGAGTGGCTGTACACGAGCGTGCGCTACTTCACTTGTGACCAGATAGCCTTGCCTTATCTCTGCTGGCAGTTTGGTCTGAACGTGAAGGTGATCGATTTGAATCCGTTTAAGAACCAGTACCTAGCGGTCGGGAGTAAACACAAGTGAGCGATCTAACAGTAGTCTTTATTACCGCTAATGTCGTTCCTGAGGAGTTTGCGTACGCAGTAGAGCAACAGCTCATTGAAGCCACAAGCGTCAGCGCCGCTCACAATGGCCGGTACGCACCAATAATCAGTGTTTCTAAAAAACCGATGCAGTTTGGAGAGAACATTTGCGTGGGAGATACTCCTCGTAGCCACCTTAATATTTATCGGCAAGCGCTAATTGGAGCGAAGGCCGCTAAAACGAACTATATTGCCATCGCAGAGGACGATGTGTTGTATTCTCCTGAGCATTTCAAACACCGTTCGCAGCCGGGTAAGTTTGCGTATAACCTAGCCTACTGGAATATCTACACCTGGAGCAAACCGGCTGTATTCTCGTGGAAGGGCCGACGTAATCTAGGGCAGCTTATTTGTGAGCGTGACCTATTCATCCGGGTGATTGAGGAGCGGTTCTTGCGATGGCCAGACGATAGCAAAATCAACCTTGGCCTGTGGGCTGAGCCAGGTAAATACGAACGTCAGCTTGATGTGTCAGTGCAGCAAACTGAGGAGTTTTGGACTAGCCCGCCAAACGTTGTATTCTCACATGAGACGGCGCTATCCTACGAGAATCTCGGGCATCGAAAGCGTCTCGGAGAGTTGAGGGCTACCGAATTGCCAGACTGGGGCCAAGCGGAAGCTGTAAGGAGTTTATATCGATGAAAAAATATGACTTAAGCATATTGATACCAGCGCTTAGAGAAGAATTCTTGAAGGACACTGTAGAGGATATTTTGAGGAATAAGCGTGGTAATACCGAAGTGATTGTTGGCCTAGATGGTGCTTGGTCAGAACCAGGAGTGCCGGATCACCCTGACGTACGCATCGTGTATGTATCAAAGAATCAGGGACAACGCGGCATGACCAATACGCTTTGCCGGTTGTCCACCGCCAAGTATGTAGCTAAGTGTGACGCTCATGTTGCCTTTGATGAAGGGTTCGACATCAAGCTTATGGAGCACATGCAGGATAACTACACAATGGTGCCGGTTATGCGTAACCTGCACGTCTTTAACTGGCGGTGCACGGGCTGTGGCGACGAGACATACCAAGGGCCAGAACCGGAAGGCTGTAAAAGTTGTGACGTTAACACGCCAGATCACTTTGAAAAGATTATTAAGTGGCATGCTAAGCCTTCGCCTCAGAGCACGGCCTACAGATTTACACCAGACAGGCTGCAGTTCAAGTATTTTGGAGCACTCAAACGCCAGCAGTCAGGACCGATCGCGGAGACTATGAGTTTACAAGGTTCGTTCTTCATGCTTACCCGCGCAAAGTATTGGGAGCTAAATATCTGCGATGAATCCTGGGGCGGTTGGGGCCAGCAAGGAACAGAAGTAGCTTTAAAAACATGGCTTTCTGGTGGACGCGTTGTTTGTAACATGACGACTTGGTACGCCCATATGTTTAGAACACAGAGCGGGTTCGCTTTCCCTTGGGGTAACCCTGCCCGGCAACAAGAGCAGGCTAGGCGGGCTTGTATGGATACGTTCTTCAAGAATAATTGGGATAAGCAGGTGCGTCCTCTCTCTTGGGTAATTGAGCGATTTTGGAATGCTTTGCAAAAAGAAGGCTACCAACCGGAAAAAGGGGATCGTCCTTGGACAAGAGAAGACCTTGCTGAAGTTAAAAAAACCGAAGGACGATTTATCCAGTCACCAACAGAGAAAGGCGTTATATACTACACCGACAATCAACTACCCGTAAAGCTTGCTAAGCGTATTCAGAACCAGGTCAAGAAGTGTGGTCTACCAATCGTCAGCGCCTCACTCAAGCCCATGGACAATATGGGCCGTAACGTTCGTATTAAAGGCGAACGCGGCACGCTATCTTACTTCCGCCAGATTGTCGCCGCGCTAGAAGCCTCTACTGCTGAATACGTTTTCTTTTGTGAGCACGACGTGCTCTACCACCCATCACACTTTGACTTTACACCGTTGACTAAAGATAAATTTTACTACAATACGAACGTCTGGCGAGTCCGCCAACGTGATGGTTTTGCCGTAACCTGGGAAGCCAACCAAGTGGCTGAACTGTGCTGTGCCCGGGAGTTTGCTCTGACATGGTACCGGGAGAAACTCAAACAAGTTGAAGCCGGAAGTTTTGACCGCAGTTACGAACCGGGCGGCCGTGACCCGCTACAGTACGGACGGTGGCGCTCTGCCTACCCAAATATCGACATCCGGCACGACGGGAACCTGACTAAGAGTAAATGGAGCCCCAACGACTTCAGGGACAAGTCTACCTGCGTGAACTGGCAAGAATCCGTAGCTAGTGAACTACCTGGCTGGGAAGGGAAACTACAGTGGCTCTAGCACGCCAGCAAGTATTCAGCGGCACGAATACGACGTTTGCTTCCAGCGTAACAACGTCGTCTGTGACGGTTACTGTCGGCAACCTCATCATCGCCATTATTGAAGCTGACACCGTAGCCCAGAACGGTATAACGGTTACCGACAGTAAGGGCAACACTTGGAGCCGGGCGATCTCCACAGCTCTTGCCGGAACCTTTGACCTAGAAGTCTGGTACTCGGTTATTACGACCGGCGGGTCAGGCTATACCGTTACTGCTACCGACAACGGCGGCGGCGTGGATTCTCTGATTATCTGTGAAGAATGGAGCGGCGCGTCGGCTACGCCTTCAGACAAGTCGGCTGGAGCCACGGGGACGGTCAGTTCGGCGCTTAACAGCGGCGCGTCAGCAACTACGACAGTCGCCAACGAACTGGTGGTTGGGGCGGGAGTGGCGAGTACTAATACGACTATGACTGCAGGGGCTAGCTATAGCAATCTGAATAAAGTTAATACCACCTTCTCAACGCTCGCCTTTGAGAGCAAGACAGTTTCTGCCACCGGGGCTCAGACAGCGGATATGACGGCCGGTACAACCGTGTCCTGGGTCTGCCAAGTAGCAACCTTTAAAGAAGCGGCCAGCTCGGTCAGCCCATCTTCATCTTCGTCAGCTTCCCGAAGCCCCTCCGCCAGCCGCAGCCCGTCGGCCTCGCGTAGCCCAAGTGCTAGCGTATCACCTTCCATTTCTCCTTCGGCATCCGTATCACCGAGTCCTTCAATAAGCCCGAGTTCCAGTTCTAGCGCCTCGCTTTCTCCTTCGGCCAGTGTTTCACCGTCACCATCCGTGTCGCCCAGTTCCAGCAGTAGCGCCTCGCTCTCACCGTCAGCATCCCGAAGTCCTTCAAGCTCAGTTAGTGCGTCAGTCTCACCGAGCGCCAGCCGGAGCCCAAGCGCATCGGTTTCTGCCAGTTTATCCCCGTCGGCGTCAATTTCGCCTTCTGCCTCTACTTCCGCTTCGACTTCGCCCAGCTCTTCAGTATCACCATCTGCGTCGGCTAGTTCGAGTTTGAGCCCTAGCGCCTCTGTTTCCGCGTCCACGAGCCCAAGCGCATCGCCCTCGTTGTCGTTGAGCCCATCAGCTAGTGCTAGCCCTTCATTGTCCCCGTCGGCTAGTTTATCGCCCTCAGCGTCAATCTCACCGAGCGCTAGTGCCTCTTCTAGCCCGAGTGCTGAAGTAAACGGTCCGATTACTGAGGTAGCAATTATTGCACAACAGGATGAATTAACTATCATTAAACCTGCTCTTGATGAACTTGTAGCGATAAAGCAAGCAGATGAAGTAACGATCATTACGCCGTCAATCACAGAATTGACCATTAAGGGTTGACGCTTGTGCTTATGAGCATGAAACATGTGTTAATGCAGGAAAGAGAAAGTTAAACATGGCAGCACCGAAACTGGGAAAACCAATCAAAAATGTAATTCGTGGGGATAATAGACGTGTTGGCCTAACATTTTTTGAAATTGATGGTGTGACACGGATTAACTTAGCAGGTGGTACGGTATATTTTACGGTCAATATGGACGAGGACCCTTCCAGTGACACGGCACCTAATATGAAAATCCAAAAGGTTATAAACTCTGACTTTACAGATGCAGCAAATGGTCGACATATCGTTACACTCAATCATACGGATACCAATATTGATCCTGGCGATTACTGGTACGATGCTCAGCTTGTGGATAGTGAAGGTAACTACGTGTCTGCTTACCGAGGCAAGTTTGAAGTGCAAAGCGATACTACCAGAACGTAGTGCTTGTGCTAATCAAGCGCGTATGTGATTTTCTGTGGTTAGTAATCTGAAACAAAAAGGGAAATAGAATGAGTACCAGACAACAGAATAGGAACGGAGCCCCGGTCGTAGATACTGATTGGTCATTGGCCCTAGAGAAGACCGTAACTTTTGATGGTAGATCAGGCAACGGAGCAGTAGGCACGGGCACGTTATTTACGGTAACCGGCGCCGTACTCCTGCGACTTTTCGCCAAGGTGGTTACTGCTTTCGGGCCGGCCTCGGCATCGCTTAGTCCTAGTGCGTCAATCAGCCCATCTTCATCGCTCAGCCCCTCGGCTTCCGCGTCGGCTTCAACTAGCCCTAGCGCATCACTCTCACCATCAGCGTCGGCTTCATCTTCGGCAAGTCTAAGTCTGAGCCCGAGTTCGTCGACTAGCCCATCACGCAGTTTATCGGCTTCCCCGTCACTTAGTACCAGCCCATCGGCTAGTCTGTCTACAAGCCCAAGCCTATCTGTCTCGCCCTCGTCCTCACGATCGCCATCTGCTAGCGCTAGTGTGTCAGAATCTCCCAGCCCTTCACTAAGCCAGAGCCCGTCTGCCAGCCTTTCACCGAGCGCAAGTGTCAGTCCTTCTGCCTCCACGTCGATTTCGCCTAGTGCATCAATTTCACCTTCGGCCAGTGCGAGCGCTTCGCTCTCTACGGGAACCGGTGGTGAGATCTCAGTAGGTACGGCCACTAACCCTACCGGCATTCTTGCGGCTACCGAGATATCACTTATGAAGGCAAACGAAATTTGGCATGACGCCACTCCAGACGCTACGATTGAACTGTCTTCGGAACTGGAAGAAAATCTTGTAACTGAAGATGTTATCTTTACGGTAACGACCGAGTCTATTTCAGGCGGCGTACTTCGTTTTTATGCCATGTTTTATCCACTCGGGGAGAGTTCCGATCTTGTAGCAGCTTAAAATAAAGGAGATGTATTATGGCTAAATCAGCAAAGCATCCAGGGTTCAAAGTCGTTCAGAGTAAGGTTGCCCGTCAGCAAGGTATACCTATGTCTCGTGCAGGAGCTATTCTTGCCAGTTCGACTCGTCGTGCGAGCAGCGCGGCTAAAAGGTCCAATCCTCGACTACGACGCGTGAAGTAAGCAGCCTGCACGTTTAGATACGGTTGACTTTTACAAGTTTCTGTTGTAATTTATAAGTGATTATGAAGGTCACCGAACAAATTCAGCGTGCAATAGCAATATTAGGGCTTGTTCTATTGCTTGGCTGGTTCGCCTCTCTGTCTCAGGGCAATACCTTGTTTACTCGGAGTGCTGCCAAGAAAACAGAATCTTCTACACAGCAGACTGCGCCCCCACCTAGTCAGGAGTACACTCGTGAGGATCTGCTAGCAGAGACTAATAAAGCTCGTGCGGACGCTAATGTTGCGCCACTTACTCTAGACCCCGTATTAAACGATACCGCCCAGCGCAAATGCGACGATATGGCCGCTCGTAATGACTATAACCACGGAGAACTAGCGCCATATTTTAGTTCTCTAGACAGAAAAAACTATAGTGAAAATATTGTTTATGGTAGGCCAACTGCGCAGTCGGTTATCTCTGCTTTTATCAACTCGCCCTCGCACTACAAAGCCATGATTGATACTAGGTATACGCGTGTTGGCTTTGGCATCTGCCCATTTCGAGACAGCAAGTTAGTAGTTCAGCACTTCAGTAGTGAACCTGCCTCAGAAAGACAAGTCAATACTACGACAGAAAGCACTCCTGCTGTCGGGCGAAGTGTGGACCTGAACCCATACGAGTATGCAGTGTCCGGCGACACTGGGAGAACCTTTGTATCGCCGACTATAAATGTGTCTAGCCGGAGCCCCTCTATCCATCAAAACCATCAGGCTACTCCTCCGACCGTCAGTTCTGGCCCCAACTATGGCAGTAGCGGAGGCTGTGATTCTTCTGCCGCTCAGTACTTACCCGGCTGCAATTAAACTGTCGTAACTGCTTGTGCTAGTAAAAACGCTATATGTTATTTCTGTTGTTAGTCAAAAGGAAAACAAAAAATGGCGTTACCTATTTATCAGCAATCTACAGCCTTCACGAATGATTTAGTTAGCGGTAAGCTAAAAGCCGCCAACAACAATCCTGCTTGGATTGGAAATATCGGCAATCCAGGTAAACAAGTCGCACCTCCTCCCCCCAAAAACGATCCTTATACCCAGCCTGACCAGCCGGGGAGTGGCCCAGCGCCTACTTATAATGCGACAGATCCTTACGCAAAGTATGGCGGTAAAGCCCGGTACGACCAGCTCGTATCTGGCTTTGATACTCAGCAGCAAAATATCTATGGTACCTCTCGGGATGCTGCACAGAATGCTGCGTTAAGTAGGCAAGGCAATATCCTGGACTTCATTCAGAGTCTAGTTAGCGGGCAGCATAGTATTGATGAACGTGGCGTTCAGAATGAATTGGCGAAGCGGCAGGGTACTAGCTCCATTCTTGATATGGTGGGTCGGGGTATTCGTCAAGGTGGTGTTATGCTGGCTGGTAAGAACGCTTCAGACTCCAGCGCTGCTGAAGGCATTGCTCGCGCATATGGAGACATCGGGCAGCGGGAACTATCCAAAGTAGGTAATCAGTACGAGCTTGAAAATCGCAATATCGGCCTGGCGCAAGATGACTTTAACACTCAGCGTGAAGCGGGTGTACGTCGGTTTGGTGACGATAAGACGCAGGTGGTCAACGGCATCGTTACTGATGCGAGAAACAAACTGGCTCAGCTGGACGCGGCCATGGTGGATGCTGATGTTCCTACTCGTGTGCAAATTGAACAGGAAAAGAATGCCATTAAAGAAGAAGCACTCGGTATCTTAAGCCAGTATGACCAGGAGTTATCGCAGGGAGTAGCCGGTGTCCAGGCTACGGGCACGGAAGACCGGCGCCGAACTGCTGCAGACCTGTCTACTCGTGGAGTGGCCGCCACTAATCCATTCGACTTTACGGCACAAGCGCCTGCTCAGTTTGCTGGCACAGGACCATTCGCTACTCAGCTACCTCTATTCTTGAGACGGTCACGCAACCAGGGAGCGTAGATCATGGGCCTATCGCTCAGACCACTCGGCCGTAAAATAGCCGATATCTTTAGTGCCGATACTCCGGAGGATCAACAAAGGAGATTGGCTGCGAATCAGCCTCGTCTGTACGCGGATCAACAGCGGCAGCAAGGCAATATGCATCCAGCTACCAACCCTGGCGCTGCTCTTTTAGGGAATACCGCTCGCTTTATAAATACAACAAAGGCCGGCATCGGAGGTGTAGTTGGTCTAGGCAAAGCTGAGTTATCCTCTGTTTTCGGTAATGATCAGGATTACCAACGGACTGTAAGCGGCGTAAACCAAACGTTACGCAAAGATCTATCGCCTACGGGCGGCCTACTTGGGGCTGGTACGTTTTTTGATTCACCGGAGCAAGCGAGCACAATCGGTCCATTAGACTTGACCAAGAAGATTGCGGCAGGTGCAGCTGGCGTGGCAGGTGAAATATTACCAGTTGGCAGAGGCTTGTCTGTGGCTGAACAGGGGCTGCGAGTACTACCAAAAGTGGCTGCGCAAGGAGCGGCCGTAGGCGCCACTAGGAAACGCTGGGGATCAGTATATAAGAACAAGCAAGATTGACCCTAAGCAAGTAGCCCTATCTGCGGCTACTGGTGGCGTGCTTGCAGCCGCCCCGCCTGCTTTAGCGGCTGGATTTAACGGCGCTACTAGTAAGTTAGACTCTCGAGCCTTAGATGCGGCGTCTAGATATGTGCAAGCAAGGGGAGGCATATCTTCTGACGCGATGGCTCAAGGGGCCAAGGGCGTACGAGATATTAGTAAAGCGGAGGCACGGGCTAAATTCGGGGCTGACTTGAATACCGCCGTTGCTAACCCGCAGCGCCTCTTAGAAGCTCCAAAGCAGAACTTTACGATTCCGCGACTTGAAAATGAAAGAGTAGCACAGGGTACTGATAGACTGGCTAGCCAGTATCAGAAGGAGGCAAGTCGATTAGCTCAAGTTTGGGAGGCTAGCCCTGCAAGGTTTAGGGCTGAGATTAGTAAGTTAGACGAAATTTATAAAGCACGACATGCTGATCTTATTCAAGGTGTAGGCGAGTTTGCTCCGCAGCTACCAAGAGTTAGCGCTCGGTCGGGTTCTCGTCCTTATGCCGAGTTACAAACTCAGGTTGAAGCAGCACATAACGCAGGCGACAAAGCACTTGAGGCAAAACTAGTCGCCAAGTTGCCCGATCAGGGGATGAACCCTAACGCCACGCTTACACCAGAGAGAAGAGCCGAGGTTATGGCTAGAACGGGGCTAACGCCACCTTTGCCGAAAGTAACGGCCAAGAAATCGTTAGTAACATCTATTGATCCGAATGATCCATTTAGCAATAAGAATCTTCTTACTCGTATTCGTAACGAAGCTGGTTCTCTAGTAGATGATGACGCACAGATGATCAAACTTTTACGTAAAGTCGAGAAGGAGACTGGCAGAAAGGGGTTAGTTGATCAGTGGATGTTTGATACTGGTAATATACGAGCCTCAAACGCCGTAGCGAATGCTAAGTTGAAGAATAGTCCGGAGTTTAAAGCTGCCGTAGGCGGCTTGAGCAAGAAAGAAGTAAAAGGCTTCGATACGTACGCTGCTGCACGCGCAGAGTTAAAGAATTATGAGGGCTTGCCAACTAGCAAGGCACCAGAGGAAAGTGCTGCAATCGTGGCTGCTGGAGATGCGAACTATGGCCAGCGTTTTGAATCACTTAATCAGTTCTATAAAAAACAGGCGCAGGATATGTACGAAGGTGGGTTGATTAGCAAAGAGCGGCTGAATAATTACTTGGCGAGCGACGATTATATTCGTATCCAGCGAGGTATGGAAGACCTGGTGAACCCCGGATTCGGCAGTTCTCACTCGCGTAGTATCGGCTCTACGACCGCTACCCAAAAGCGTAGTGGCTCAGCGAGAGAGGTGGTTTCACCCACTGGCACCGTTCCGCAGCGTAGCCAGCAAGTACAACTGGAGATCCAGCGCAATAAAGCTGCAACGAACACTCTTGATCTTCTTCAAGAACTTGGCTTAGCCCGTAGGGTGCCGGATACAAAGAACAAGAATACTATCTCTCGTCTCGTGGAAGGACGCCGGGAAGTTTACGAGGTGCCCGCCGATATCAAGAAGGTCATGGATAACGTAAATCCCTACCAGTTAGGTGTGATTGCTCGTGTTATATCGGCTCCAACCCGGCTATTCAGAGCGGGGACAACCGCACTATCCGCACCGTTTACGGTGACAAACTACTTACGCGACCAGACGACGAGTGCCCTGTATTCTAAGAGTATTCTTAATACCCACAATCCGGTAAACATTATTTCGGGGCTGGCTTCTGCTACTCGTGACTTCGCAGGGGAATCACAGAGCCCGCTTTGGAAGAAGTTTGAACAGTTCACGGGCGACCAGACCATTTACGACGAGTTACGAAACGCCCAAAACACCAAACGCTTGATGCGTGAAGTGAGGGGTGGCCAGGCTGGCAAGATTACTAATATGATTACCCAGCCTATTCGCACACTTGAAGATCTAAACTCTATAACCGAAAAAGCTACTCGATTCCAAAATTTTAAGGGTATTTACGAGAAAGTGTTGCACGACACCGGAGACGAGCAGGAGGCTATCAAAGCCGCGGTATTGGCCGCTCGACAGAACTCGGTGGATTTTCAGAGGAGCTCCTCGTTCACTCGTGCCCTCAATCTCTTTATCCCGTATTTTAACGCAAGTGTGCAGGGTTCGCGTAACGTTGCCCGTAGCTTTCGTGATCGACCAGTGGCAACTTCTATGAAATCCGTAGGACTGGTTGCTTTGCCATCGGTCGCGTTAACGGCCTACAACTTTAGCGACGAAAAACGCCGTGAAGCCTATCAGTCGATCAGTGATTTTGAAAAAAAGAACAACTTTATCCTTGTCGGCCCGAATCCCCGGCAAAAAGAAGATGGTAGTTGGGAGGGTATATATAAGATACCGAAGCCTCAAGGGTATCGTGAACTGACTGACCCAGTGAGGGATGTGACTGAAGCGTTCCTGAAAGGCGAATCGGTCAAAAACGTAGCCGGCATATTTAAGGACATGATTGGCGGGCTAAGTGGGCCTATCGATACGACTGACAGTAAGAAACTCGTTGGCGGCTTAATACCACAAGCGGCTAAACCTTGGATACAGCTCGGTATGAATAAAGACCTATACACGGGAAGTGATGTCGTGCCGGAGTTTATGCGCGAAGAGACTAGTGATCCGACAAAACGAGCCTACAAAGGTACCTCTGGCTCTGCTCGTTTGATCGCTAAACAATTAGGAGTATCCCCTATTCAGGTCGAGAAAGTCATTCAAGATGTCGCTGGTTCGCTCGGCCGCTACGGAATAAACGCCTCTGACAACGCACTCGCGGCCGCCGGTAAGATACCAAAGGAACAAATTGGTGGTCGTTCGATTGCCAAAGACTTTTCGCGTCGCCTGTTTGAGGCTAACGGAAAGTTGCTTGAACGCAATAAAACGGCTGGCCGTAAGTATTACGAAAACGTGAAAGAAGTATCTCAAGGTTTAAATAAAAACGAGCTGGCAGCCTTCAACAGTTTGCACCCAAACAAGACCAACTTTTTAGGTGAAGATATCTTTGACGAGAATAAGCGTATCACTAACTACACCCGTGCAGGCGCTTACCTGAACAATCCCAACGTGCTAGAGGCTGACCGGAAGCTGGACACTATGCAACGACAAGGCGGCAAACCAGGCAACCCGCTATTCGATCTGCCTAACCCGCTATTGACTAAAGTTCTTCTAAAGGCAGCTTTGCCGCCGGGCAGCAAAGATCCTGAGTTATCCAACCTATACAAAGAATCCTGGTACCAGGACTACCAAAACGCCCGGAGTAAGTACTACGACAGCATCAAATCCAGCTTGGCTAAAGAAGGCAAGACTATACCAAAATCGAATAACCCGTACCCTGAGACACCTTCTGAGCTGCAAAAGGCTATGGATGCGTACTCGGCGCTACCAAAGGGTACGGGCGACCGTTCTTCGTGGATCAAGACTAATCCTGGCTTATGGCAGAAGATGACTGCTCAGTGGGCTCAAGTAGACGCCTGGGAAAACAAAGAGCGGGTAGCCATAGGGTTGGCGCCTATAGAGAACGCCCCAAGCAATAACTCTGGGGGCTTTGGATTTGGCTCCGGCAAAAAGAAGAAGACAGCAGGTAGTGCCTACGAGTATGCTGTATCACCAAACGCCGGAGGCAAGGGTGCGAAGCCTAAAGTATCCATTAAAAAGGCTGGGGGCGTGCATTCCGCGGTTAGCAAGGTGGCGCGGCCTAAGGTTACTTCTAAAAGAAGCAGCGTTTAGTTAGCGCTTGTGCTATTACCTCTTTTTAATTCTTTAATGTGGGTATTAACACAAAAAGGGAAATATAAAAAGTGGACTTTTCAGCTATCTTCACAGCGTTTTGGTCACAATATCGTGCAGACTCAGACGTACCGGTAAGTACCGATCCGGAGTACATCGTTGGTTTACGTTTAGCTAACGAGGCCGTTAACCACTGGGAAACTTATGACGGTACAGTTTGGAAGGAATTATATGCGCACTTTAAGGACGAAGAAGGTACGACGGTCGCTACGGGGGTAACCCAATATGATACTGCGAGTAACTATAAGAATGCGGAAGGTGACGTTAAGATACTAGATGCTAACGGTAAGACCGTACAGCGATATCCGATCGTTGATATTCGTGAGGTGCAATTTAAGAGCGATAGCGCCACTTATGCCTACTTCTCCGGGAATCCTGCTAACGGGTACACCCTAAACATTAATCCAGCGCCATCAGTATCACTAAACGGGTTGCGTATAGACTACCCATATCGTAAGGCCGCCACTGCCTTCGCATCCGGCTCGGATACAACCGAAATGGCTGATCCGTACTTTATTGTCCACCGTATGCTTGCTAATAGATTTCGTGCCTCACGAAATCCCTACTATACAGACGCTAAGCAAGACGCAGAGAATTCTCTAGGCAAAATGAAGATAGACAACGAGGGCGGCAACCCGGCTGATCCACCCAGGATGAGAGACCATAGCGGGTCATTGTGGGGACTGTAAGTTATGCCTTTACAGATAAGAAGCGGAAAACAACCGACCTTTCCAGAGCCGTCCTACTTAACGCTTAGCAACTGGAAGCTTGGTGTTATTTCGCTTATTGACCAGTCACTACTACCGAAGACCGCACTTAGGCGAGCAGACAACATTTTCTTGTACGAAGAAGGACAGCCAGGACCACGACCAGGGGTTGATTGGTATGGGACTGCACCGGGCGCGATATCGACGGCTAGCCCTTCACTTAGTCCCTCAGCTTCGCGGAGCCCTAGCGCTTCGCTTAGCCCGTCGGCCTCTGTCTCAACCAGCCCCAGCGCATCACTCTCACCATCAGCGTCGGCTTCCGCTTCACGCTCACCCTCGTCTAGCGTATCGGCGAGCGCTAGTCGGAGTCCTTCGGCTTCACGCAGTCCAAGTGCATCAATTTCGCCGAGCTCGAGTTCGAGTGTGAGTGCTTCGCCTTCGGCTTCAACAAGTCCCAGCGCATCACTCTCCTTCAGCCCTTCTGCCAGCCAATCACCGTCAGCATCGGTATCCTTCTCTGCCAGTGCATCAAGGTCACCATCGGCGTCGCTTTCACCGTCTAGCAGTATTAGTCCCTCGGCTTCACGGTCTCCAAGTGCCAGCATGAGTCTCAGCCCATCGGCTAGCCCGAGCATGGACGATTGGGCTGATATCGACGGATTTGACTATTTTGACTTTAATGGTGTTTCTCACCTTGTCGCTGCCGCAGGAGGAAAGATCTATCGCTCGACTGATGATGCCCAAACGTGGACGGTTTGTACGGGTGCTTTTTATACCGTTGGACAAGATGTGAACATGAACCAAAACGGGAATTTCTTGTACATTACGAACGGCGTAGATAATATCATTCGATACGATGGTACGACGACACTAAGTACCTATACGGCGTTAGCTACGCCGGCTGCGCCGACAGTAGCAGAAACAGGTCTCGCGTCAACAGGTTATAAGTATTACTACAAGCAGTCGCGGGTGAACACAATTGGCTTCTCTGTTGCATCAGTTGCTTCTTCGGTAGTTGATAGTGCTGTACCGCGGGAGTCATGGGATGCTACTACGAACTTTGCAGTTGTTACGCCTGCGTCTTTCGTGGCTACTCAAACGCGCTGTGATATCTACATCAGTGAAAACAATGTAGACTACTTTTACCTCAGTTCAACCTTCAGCGATGGGCAGGTGTTTAAGGATGACGGCTCGGCTATCCCCGTACCTGGGACTTCTGCTCCGACCGAAAATACTTCTCAAGGCCCAAAGGTTGAAGAGCTTACTAATGTCGGTTCCCGTATGTATGGAGTACGCGACACTAACAATCGCTACCGTATCTGGTTTTCGGGATCTGGCCAATTTGCTGGCGCCTTTTCAGGCGCCTATGATGGTGGCTATCTTGACTGGCAACAAGGTGGCAAACTTATTCCAAAGAAAGTTGTTGACTACCGGGACGGTAAGGGGTTGCCCTTAGCTACAGTATGGTGCGACTCGGCCGATGGCCAGGGTGGCATTCTTCAACTGTCACTCGACACGCTGACGATTGGGGATATCTCGATCACTGTGCCAAACGCCTACCTGTTACCCGGCTCGCGTGGTACGCCAGCACCGAGTTCGGTCGTTAACGTTTTGAACGACTACCTATTCTATAATTCGCAGGCTGAGTACAATCTAGGTTCACGGGCGCAATTCTTAAATCTTCTCTCGACTGACGAAATAAGCGCCAATATTAGACCAGATGTACGACAAATAAACAGCGCTGCAGAATCGGGGATTGCCTCTACATACTTTGATGCACGGGTGTACATTTCGGTTCCTTACGGTACTGCAACAACAAATGACCATACGATAATTTACGATACTGAGCGCAAAGCTTGGTTGCCCAAAGCTTTCACAATCGGATTTAAAAAGTTTCTTCGCTATACAGACACTAACGGTGTACGACGGCTGCTGGCGTTAAAACCGGGGGACTCAGTGCTGAGTGAAATCAGCAAAGACATCAAAGGTGACTATGGCGAGCCATTCGAAACAACGCTTATTACGGGCTTGTATCCTGTAATGAAGAACCGTTTTGGCTTTCAGTGGACCGAGGAGGGGGAGGCAGAGTTTTCTAATCCTATTGGTAATATTGATGTAGAAATTATCGGTATTGAGAGGGCGGCAGGCTATTCTGGCCTCGGAACAGCCATGATTGAAGTTACTGCTCGTCTGCTTAATACTGGCTGGGGCTCAACTCTCTTCGGGATTCGAAGTTGGGGGAATGTTGATACTTCGGAACTAACGAACGTTGTATCCGAGCCTTCAATCAAGAGATATTTTTACTTAGGAAAAGAATTGAACGCCGTGCAATGGCGCGTTAACACGAATTCTTTAGACGCTAACTACATTCTACGAACTCTGCAAACATGGGGTACGGACACTATAGCGGGCAAGCCGCGAGCATGGAGAACGAGTCTCGTGTAGCGCTTATGGCAGTAATCGAATAATGTGCTATTTCTAAAGGCATAAACAAAAAGTAGAAAACTATGAACATCAATGTATCGGCCCTAACCTCTCACTTTCCTAACCCGCAGGACGGATTTACGACTACTGCATCCGGCTCGATATCAAGTGGGGCTGCCACAGTAGGGCTTAGTTCGACCGGAGATTACAGTAACGGCGATATAGTCGTACTTATAGTTGACCCGGCTGACGTGGACAAGAAGCAAGTGTTTGTGGGAACGGTAGATATATCAGGCTCACAGCTTACAGGTGTTAAATGGGTCGGTGGCGTTAATCAGGCTCACAGCTCGGGAGCTACCATCGTGGACTACTATGATGCGGCTCACGTCAAGATGATGACTAAGGGGCTACTTGTTTCTCTCGATCAGGACGGTACTTTAAGGGCTGGAGCCGTAGATAATGCTGCCGCCCTAGCGAGCAACGTTGTAGAAACTGCAAAGATCAATGACGATGCCGTAACTGCAGCGAAGATGGTGAATGGGATGGTCCGTAGTCGGCAAGGGGGTACCAGCGGCGACGACTCCTGGGCAACGGGTGGTACGAGTAACACAGATACTTCCACTAAAAATGCACTTATTCAGGTGGGCGCGGCGCTTACTAGCGGTAATCAATCTACTACCGTCACGTTCCCGACTGCTTTTAGCCAAGTACCCACCGTTATCGCTACACCACAGGGATCAGCCGGAAATACTTCTACCTTTTATGTGGTGTCGATTACAACTACTGGTTTTGCCTTTGTGGCTGGTACGCCCGCAAATGTAGCGACGTTTAATTGGATAGCGGTAGGGCAGTAAGCTGGTAGTATGGATCAAACTACCCAGCAGACTCAAGTGAGTGATCACGACCTACTAATACGTATTGACGAAAAGTTAAATAACTTGAACGATTCGAATAAGAAAATTGAAGAAAGACTAACGGATCATGAGACCCGCTTACGCGTAGAAGAGAAGCATAGTGAATCCCAGGATGGAGCTATCAGCGCTCTTAAGTGGGCGCTTGGTATATTTTCTGCAGCTACAACAATAGTGACCAGTCTTTTAAGCTGGTACTTCAATAGATAGGAGCTAATTATGCAAGACTTCATAAATCAATGGCTAGGAAAACGGGTAGATTATGATCATGTTTACGGCTACCAGTGCGTGGATCTCATCAAGCAGTACCTGTACCAAAGGTTCGGGCTTTCTGCCGGTGCCTGGGGCAACGCGAAAGACTACTGGCTGAATACAAACGCCGCCATACTTACCCGTTTTGACAAGCTTGACACTACTACAGTAAGAGCGGGGGACATCCTGCCGCTTAAAGGCCTCGCAGGTAACCCCTACGGGCATATTGGTATTGCGACTGGCGCGCAGTCAGTGGATACGGTAGAAATACTGGAACAGAACGGGGCTACTGGTAACGGTAAGGGTGAAGGCGGTGACTGTATTCGCAAGCGCTTCGTGCCCAAGAGCCGGATGTATGGGGTATTGCGCCCTAAAGATGTGTTTCCTCAGGATACTGGCCAGCATATCGGCAAGACCTTTTATATGAAGCCATCTGTCGAAGAGTGGTCAGTCTATGACGTCGGCACGCCACTGCCAGTAGATCGCAAAAACCGGATCGGGGTAGTGCGGCCTAAAAAGTATGGCGGTCTGAGTTATAAGATTTTAGGTAACCCAGCGCCGAACACGTATATGTTTTATTCACCAGCGTATGGCAAGAATGTTCTAGCCTATGCAGATGGTGATGCAGAGATAAGGTAAGGAGTCATATGGGTCTATTTGAAGCACTCGGCGATATTGTAGGTGGTGTTGTTAACGGAGTTGAAAGCGTTATAGAAGGCGTCGGTGACGCTGTTGACGATCTATTTGATTAAGGAGAACTGTATGCAACGTTTTATCAGAGAACTACCAACTATGTATAAAGCGGTAGCCGCTTTCTGTGCCCTGTTCGTTCCTTTTCTAACGGCTGTAGGGGCTGCTACATCGGACGGTATTGTAACGGCTTCGGAATGGACAACTGTGGTTACTGCCGGGGCCGCGCTAGTTGGCGGTACTAGAGCTGTATGGCAGGTTAGGAATAAGTAACAGACCTCGAGTTCAGTAAGCAAAAAAGACCCACTCTTTGGAACAAACCCGTAACGGTAAGTAAGTTCCAAATTGGTGGGGTCTTTTTGTATCATCTGCCGTTCGCGGACTGATGGGTTAGCACCAAGGATATTATAGCACTACTTGCGATTACTGGGTGCGTGCTTATCAATGTCGTCGATGTTGAACCCGAGGTCTTTCAAGACTCGGTCTCGTATGTGCAGCCCGCCAACGAATAGAACTGAGTCGACAAAGTAACCGCTCTTAAATGCGCCTTCTTCAATGGCATCGCGTAGTACCGGGTCGTTCTTGAGCGCAGCAACTGTGTCGAGGACGGCCTGTTCAGCCTGGTAGGGGTTCTCAGGCTTTAGTTCGCCTACACGCTCAACGATCAGGTCGTATTTATCATCTACAATAGCATCTATGCCCGAAGCGGTTAGCACCTTACGCCCATCCTCAGTAAGTTTTCTCGGCGAATCGGAAGCAGCCAGACCTTTTTCAGCCAGCATCTTTAGAATATTGTTTATGCCGCCACGAAGTTCTTTATACCCGTCATCGAGTTGCTTCTTCATTTCGGTCACGTTGGTCTCAACGCTCGTAAGCCTGTTGGATACCTCGCCTAACTTAAAGATTTTGCCGAGTACGAACCGGGCACCCTGGAAAAGGGCAATGACTATTGCAACAATGACTGCGGCGGCCGTCCAATTGATGTTCACGTTAGAGCGCTCCTACGGTTAGCATGAGCATATTATATCATACTTTCTGTTTTTATTAAAGCTTCACTCCTCGGTAATTTTCGGGAAGGAAACAATACCATACCCATACTGTACCATGCCGCTTACGGCTTATGGCAAGCAAAAGAGCTTTGGTGTTTAAACCCCGACTATGGTTCCGCTCATACTATTCCTTTCATTTATAGGCCGCCACTTATAGATATAGCTAACAAGCCCGTGCCATGCTTGAAGCACGGACTTGCTACCGCCGCGGTCACTTCATCTGTTAAATACGGTTTTATGGCCGCTTTTTTGACGTAATCAGTCAATCTTCCGCCGCGGTCAGACAGTCCAAGCGCCCGCTGCATGCCCTTATGAGAAAGCACCCGCACACCATTTTCGAGTACATAGCACTCGATCGCCTACTTCTATGTTGTTGCTCACGATTCCTCCTCTTTTTTTAACTCCTCAATAGCGATATCGTAAGCCACGTCGCATATGTGCTGCGCTACGTCTTCCTTTGATCTTTTGCCGCCAGTTACATTGCTGGTTCGGACTCTCTGGATTTCTTCGCGCAGCCGATCGGCTATGGCGCTGGCTGTTTCGGGGGGTATGTAGGTCATGATTGCTCACTCTCGGGGAGGGCCGCCAGGATAGTATTCACAACCCGGATTAATTCATTGATCTTATACGTCAAGTCCGCAATTTGGGACTCTGTGTCCCAATCAAGCGGCAGTTTTTCAATACGATAATATTTGCTCATACTATTCTCCTTTGCCCCTAGGGGCGGCTAGTTTTCCGTTTCCATATGGCCCATAGACCGCATGTTTCACACTTAATTTGCTTGTAACGCCTTGACATCCATTCTAGCCAGTGAAGACGGGCAATATATCCTTGCGGCCCTTTTGTATGGTTGCAGCTCATTGTTTTCTTCCTTTTAGGTTAGTGGGGGCGTGATCAAATAGTGCTTTATGTCGATTGAGGCGCTCTATGGTAAGCCTGAGTTGCTTTAGCTCGGCCTCAATCTCCTCTGTCTGTGTCTCGGCATCAAGATCGGCATCATCCCCGCTACGATCGCAATATTCGCAGTCACACTCATGACCCCAGTTAATATCAAACCTTTTGAGATCAGTGGCTCGGATTTGTTTTTCTAGCAGTTCTATGTTTTTAGGTATGGCGTCTTCAAACTTACCCATCCTATCCTCTTTCTGTGGCTTCCCACGGTTAAGTTTTCTCTTGACGTTTTGATTCCGCATAACCTGGCTCGCCAGAAGCGGGCTGTAGTTTGGCGATAAGCCTGTCTACTGAGCGCTGGCCTTCGTGCGTGACTGTATAGTCGATCCCAGGCTCGTTTCGTATGCGTTTAAGAGCGGCGACCAATAGTGTAACTTCGTGATCGGCTAAAGCTACTCGTTTGCTCATAGTCTATAACTCCTCTACTGATTTACGGAGCACATTGCCCCAGTAGACTTTTGAGTCGGTCTTCCCTGCTTGTGGATCGGCCGCGCTGATTAGCTCAAGAAAGAGAGCCTTAATCTGCTGCTTGGCCTCAGCTTTATCGCTTTCGGATATTACTACACCGTCATAGGGCTCATCTCTAAGGCCAATCCAATCTAACGCTTGATCTAGTTTACTGTTCATTCTTATCTCCTTGGGGGTGGTTATTAGCTATTCACTGGCGGCGATAGCTTTATTAGTTAATCCAGGTAACGGCTTTGACGGCCCACATTTGAGCGGTTTGAGCTTCTGTGATCGCAACAGAGAACAAACGTTTTTTCTCGCCATCACTGTCACCGAGCGCATTCCGGGAATCATTTAGCTGGTCAATGACTTTTGCGTATTCTTCTTTGAAGAGTTGAACTGCTTCATTGTTTGAAGGGTTGAAAGTCAGCCCTACGGCTTTCTCGCCGAAGGTCAGTTCACGTTGTCCTTGATTTGAGTTGTCCATATTTACTCCTTATCTGCCGCCAGTGAGCAATCAATAACTCTCTGCCCAATCACAGTTATCGTTCTGACATTCCCATATTTCGTAATTGCCGAGTGTTTCTGATGGCTTTAACACCATCTTCATGTCGTGCTCTCGGCCACAATCAGGGTGTTCGCCATTGTACTCGCAGGCGGTATCTTTCAGATCTTGGGGAAGCTTGTGGTAGAACGGTTTGCACGCTTCTTCGCAGTAAGCGCAAAAGCCGCCGTGACGCAGGTATTGCAGCTCAACTGCCCTATCCCACGCTCGCATAACCTCCACGTTGGTTATCGACTTGGCTAGGCCCGATTGCGAGCCGTCGCTGGCTTTTCTAATCCGATCAGTCATATTCTTTACTCCAAGGGTTAAATAGTGTGTTACTCTGTTAGCTCTGATGACTTCAGTTCTGATATAGAAACGGGTTCGATAAATAGCACCTCGCCCTCAAACTTTTTACCACGGCTCTTTTTAAACTCTGCAGCAAAAGCGTCTCGTGTGATCTTTCTTTCATCCCAATCATGCCAGCGCTTGTCGTCGTCGGGCCAATCGGGATATTGGATGTTCGGCATTGTAAATAGAAATTTCATGCCGTAAGGACTATACTTTTGGACTTTGCCGTCAAACTCTTGCTCCCATGCTGGGAAACGTACGATAATTAAAAACTGCTGTTCATTACTCATTCTTGATTCTCCTTCACTGGATGATCCAGCCTGTTAAATAGTGCTAGGCTTCTAGTTGCATCGACAAATACTCTTTCACGGTAAGCTGCATTGCTTCTGCCTGGGCTAGATCAGCGCTCTTCTTCTGCCCAACTTCTGGCGGTACAAACTCGATGAACATTCTCGGCGTAGATGCATCTTTCATTAACATGCAGTATTCGGTGTCGCCAGTGTCCATGAAGTTAGCGCATTCGTATAGCTCAGTGCCTTTAGTGCCCGTGTCCACAAGCGCAGCGTTTAATTGCTTGAGCATTTCTTTGGGGCTTAGCATGGAGATGGCAATGGTCCGCTTATCTACGTCGGTTATTTGCATGACTTCGGTTGCGGTAATCTTGCCGCTGACAATTTTCTGCCAGAGCTTCTTTTCAAAGGTTTCACCGCGCAGGTAATAGAACTCCTCACCACCCTTCCAGCGGATGGCCGGGACGGTTTCAGAGTGAAAACGGTTCTGCTCGTCTATGGCCACGATAGGCGTAGGGACGATGTAGAGCGTATCTTCTGCCTCAATCTCTACCCGATAGCCTGCGCCCGCTTCTTTGGCCTGCATAAGCAGCTCACAATACTCTAGGTAGATTTTGTCGTCTTTGTTTGGCGGCCGATCCGCGTCGGGATTCTGGCAGTACTCAAACCTCAAATACGTAATAGTCGAAATCGTAGTCGAGTGCCGACCGTGCCG